GTCACTCTGTAACAGAACTGGTAACCTGTCCGTTGCGGCGGTTAGATCGAAGGAGAAGACCTCACCCCTTAAACGGATAAGATCGGTAGGAGGTACCGAAGTTTGGTTAAAGGTTCCATCTTGAGGTATCTTCTTAAGTATTCGAAATAGATGCTTATGAAGAGGCCTCAATAAAGCTTGGGTTCACCAATCGGTGATACCAACAAGCCGGACCTTACCCGAACCCTCATATACCTCCCCAATCTTCCGTAAAAGAGGTCTCGACCTTGTGCAGGCTCTGACCACAAACAATATTGGTCAGAGACAGACAAATGCCATCAATCACAAAGCAAGCCAGGAATTGCCCCAGAGAACAGCCAGAATGACATAATGCACCAGAGCAATAGGCTCTGAGCAGAATGCATAGGCGTCTCAGACGCAACCTAGCGTTGCATTGTTGAGAGATGGTCCTGCCGATCGACTGAAGTGCCATCCTGCCGATAGTTTTGGCTTAACCCGGGGAAGGAGGGCGATGACACGTCTCAGCTCTCTCGTAGGAAGGGTCTGGGAGTTACCCGAGAACGGATCTATAATAGGTCCAATCTTACGGATAGGTCTCAGGCCCATCACCCTATACACGGAGAGTATGGTCACTACCGCCTTGAACACCAGGCGAGAGGCGCCGTCACCTCGAACGAGGATAAGGCGCCGCAACTCACCTGGGATCAAGAGTGGCAGGCCGCTTCGCGAGCACCTAACTGAGATTATTGCAACCCCAGTAGGATCTCTCGCGAGCCACTTGTTCATAATACGTTGACACTCCTTAAAATAGGAAGCGGCGAAATGCCGTCCACTATTCTTAATGAGATGTCGCATATTACGAACAAGGACCGAGAAACCCAAACCTAAGGTTTCCAGTCCATGAGCTCTGACCGCCATCCAAGCGAACTTATGGAATTCACCCACCATAAGCCACTTGGTAGGCGTTTGTCGAGCAGCGGTAAATATCATATTGATAGTGACGGCGTCAACGATGCCTCACTATCGAGTGAGACTACCGCTACCGATACGAGCTCATGACCACGAGACCATTGGGGAGGGGGTGTCAGCCCCAAGTACCCAAAGGGACCGCTGCTCAAGCCGTCCATGCCCACGGCCATGAGTTCGCAGGGGAATATTCACCCCTATAGGGACACCGGCGGCGGACCCGGTAGAATCCACCGCTTTCCAGTCACCGGCCCACTTAAGGACCCGGATATGGCGGTTGGGGGCGCGTCCCGTTACTTTCTCCGGTAACTGCAGTCCGGATAGGTAACATCCAAGAGAATATCTCGG